GTTTAGAGGGGTCTATACTATTTAAAAAAAAATTCGAACAAAACCCGACCCTACCCTCAAAAAAAACCCCTGCCTACATTTTTGTAACATTGACTTTTGCCGTTACATTTTTGTAGGTACTATATGTTGTGGTTGTCATTTTGTTTACCTACTATATCTTGTGGTACTACATCTTGTGGGTTGGTTTCCTCTGCACCACTATATGTTGTATGCTCTAAAACCTCCATATTTGCGTTCTGAGGCACTTTCTCTTTCAGGTGGTCAATATCACTAAATCTTATTATTTGTATAATTATGCTACGATTTTGAGCCTCTAAGCCTAGATATTTGCCTAAATAGTTACTAGCAGTAGCATTTCCCTCTTCAGATTGTTGAAAAAGGTGGTTTAATACGTGCGTGCGTGTAAGGGATTTGTCCTCAAAGTCGATTTTAGGGTCTAGAGTTTTACCTGATTTTACCTTTTTATTTAGTGTTTTTATAGTAGTTATTATCTCTGTACATATAGCATATAGTTCTTTATTACCTGATGAACTTTTTATAGCATCATATAGTGTTTTTGCGTCTTTATATTTCATGTTTTTAACAGTAATTTATTATCCAAAAAAAGACCACTAAAAAAAGGTGTGAAATTATTTTTAAAATAGTGCTTGACCTGTGAATTACTATCCTGTAACCTCATCATTGACAGTTGAGAAAACGTTATGAATTTTGTCCTCTGTCTGCGAAGTTCTTTGACAATTTAGAGTGGGAAATAATCAGGGTCTAGCCTATGACCTATGATGCCGTGCTGATTAGACTGTTGCCATGACAACCCAAAAATTTCCACTGATTCCTCTCTCAACTTTAATGTAACTATACTAGTAAAAGTACTAGATATAAGGGTGGCAAGTCCTTAAAAATACAGAGCCAAAGTTGAGAGGAAATAAAATGAAAGAAATTAATTCAGGTTTGCCTATTCTAGATGTGTTGCAAAAATGCAATGTAGTTGACGGCGACAAAGTTGTAATATTAGCTAGTGATTGGACTATATCAGCTATAGGTTCAAGAATGGAAAGACAAGTTCTTGCTCATTGGGAAAGTCAGTTTGTTGTATGGACT